CTGGCAACAACGCCATCGTCGTCTCAGTGACAGCCTCAGGCAACACATCAGCAAGCTGTTGTGCAGAGAAGCCCAACTCTACCTTCGCCTCAGGCATGCCAACACGTATGAACTTGATTGGCTTGATGGCACACACTGCGTCGAGGCCCTCGTTCGCAGGCTTCACATCACGCTTGGACCGCTCATCCGACAAGTCCTGATACGCACCATGTCCACCAACCCATGCACGTTCGTTGTAGCACTGACCTGCACCGTGTATGATCCACTCGTAGCCTGATGGCGTATTCCATATGAGTGTGCCATTGGATGAGTTCCACTCCCAGTACCAGCTTGGACTCATCTGCAACAGGCGACCGGCGCCTCCGTTGCCCATAACCATCTGGTTACCGCTTGCAAAGACATTCTGTGACGCTACCACGTTGACACCAGCAAACACACTACCGCCTGCGGTGATTGCTGCCAGTGCGGCCATGTTACCATCATTCGACAGTTCCATGTTGACTGTGCCACCCTCTACCCACCGCCAGTGACCATCGTTACCACGCTGCATGTAGTAGTTAGGTGCAATCTGGAACAACCCACCTGATGCGTACACACCCTGGCACGACATGTTGCCTGCGAAAACTCCGTTACCTCCCGTGTCCACCGTCATCCGTGGGCCACTTGGCGAACTGAGCGTGTAAATTCCGTTCGATCGGTTCCACACAAGTGCGTAGCCGTTCTCGAAGTTCAGGTACAGGTTGCTGCCGTCACCTGCGAGGTAGAAGTTGTTTGCAACGTTGCGTGCCAAGAAGATGTTAGCGTTGGCGTAGAGATTGCCTACTGCTGAAATGTCGCCACTAGAGTTGATGGTTGCAAGCGCCACGTTGTCACTGCCACGAACATACTGCAAATGGCCAGCGGCTCTGTTGTATTGCCACCGCCAGTTGCCACTATCGAACACGAGGTTCGTGTAGTTGGAGTCCGAGGTGAATGCAGCACCCGAGTTAACCAGCGTGTACCCAGGACTGCCTGCTGCATACATACCAGCGCCAGCACTCACGTTCCCATTCGACGTGATCGACCCAGTGAACGTGCCACCAGCAGTCGGCATGAACAAGTCAACGTACTGCTTCGGTGCAGCATCCAGTGCACCACTCGGGTTGCCTGCCAACGTGATCGCCCCCGTCATCGTGCCACCCGTGGTCGGCAGGTAGCCAACACCACCCACACGCGCATCCACATACTGGCGTGTTGCCGCAGCCAACACATTCACTGGGTCGCCAAACAACACCAACTCACCAGTCATGGTGCCACCAGTGATTGGCAGTGCACCGTTCACCACTGCCTCAGCAGCAGCAGCATCAGCCGCACTCTCAGCAGCCTCACCAGCAGACACCTGTGCTGCACCTGCACTGTCTGCCGCAGCCTGTGCATACTCCTGTGCAGTGGACACACTCTCTATCCAGTAGCCAGGATTGGCTAGCCTGTCCTCAGCAAACGTGGTCGGCACCGCAGCACTGGTATGTGCGATGTTGCACGTCCATATGCTGCCGTCTGCGAAGTCCACTGCTGACTGACCATTGGCATACGGTGTGGCGTTCTTCCACACACCAGTCAGGTTGGCGACACCGAAGAACTTGGCAACCGTCGCATCCAGTGTGTACCAGTTGTCGTTGACATCCTCATCCCACGGGTCCTGGTCGAACGCAGGCACATGCAGTCGCAGGTTGGTGGTGAACGAAACCATGCCTATCTCCTGATGCTGCCTGGGATGTAGCCCAGCGATATACTGACGAACCGCAGCGGGTTGCGTGTCGAGCCGCTGAACCGCAGCTTCAGTATCTTGAACTTCGCCACGAACGCATACAGCCGTTCATCCGACGACCGCCGTCCACCACCATACGGTCCATCACCATACGGCGTGTCACCATACCCACCTGCACTGCCACCTGTGAACTGCATGCTCAGCAGTGGACTGTCTACGCTGTGGTAGTTGTGGATGTTGTCCACGTACGCACGCACCGTGAACTTGGCTGTGCCTGTCGTGTCGAGTGCCAGATAGCGTATCTGCTTGATGTTCATGCGGTGCTTCATGTCCGCCCACGGCAACTCCCAGTCGAACGCGATGGGTTCGCCTTCACCATCCTCTACATCAGGATCACCCAACCTGTCAGCATGTGTTGACTGGTTGTCGAAGTCGTACGAGTACAGCCTGTCACCACGACTGAAGATGATGTTCTGCAAGCTCGTTCGACACGCCGACTGCCACTTCCAACCACGCAGTCGTGCCCACGCCTGCACCTTCAGTGTCGGTATGTTGGTGTAGCTGTAGCACACCGTCTCAGTGATCGTCACACCATCTTCTGCGAACACCGGCACGAACAGCATGTAGCGGAAGTTGCGGAGGTCGTAGATGGCGAACATATACCTCTGTATCTGCGCCTCACTCAACGGCTGTATGCTGGCAGTGGTCAGTGGATCAATCAGGTGACTGGCCCGCACCGGACGTAGCGTGTTGAACACGTTCACACGGTTGATGCTGTTGACACCGATGTTGTCGTTGAAGAACGTGTCATCGCCCACCGACACCAGTGACCTGTGACACAGACAACCGAACTCCTGAATGAAGCCGTCATCACTTGGCGTGTGCACACCAGGGTCACCTGTGTAGATGCCAAGGTTGAGCGGTATCACTCCGCGTTCGAACGTGACCAGCAGCTTGTCTCGATAAGCCACAAGGCCAGTGATAGTGCTACTGCCGAGTGACACGCGAGGACCGAGGTCAACGTTAACACCGTCATTCGGTGCTGCATCTCCAAAGAACGTGCCGCTAGTTCCACGAGCGGAGATGAAGATCGTGCTCGGGTCCGACGCCACTCCTGCAATGATGAGATATTGTCCAAACGTCACCACATACTTGCCAATGGGCGTGTTGATGTTCGAGCCAGACGCCTCATCGACAAGATACTGTGCCTCCATGTAGTTAGGATCAGTGGTCCTGCCCTTGACAATGATGGGCTTGTCCTTGCCGTTGACACCAATCAGGTCACTGCCGAAGATGGCAAACGACGCATAGTCAGTAGGGTTGGTCCACGGACGTGTGCCTGCTGGTGCAGCGATCAACGACATGTTCACACCGTTACCGGCACCGTCCACCTTGGTCCATGCACCACTCACTTGCACAGCGATGACGTAGCCATTGAAGTACGTGTGGTTGATGACATCCACCGACACGTCCCACAGGTCACTGCTGAACAGACGCGTGCCAGGACGCAATGCCAACGAGCCATCCGTCTGCCGCTCCATGTTGTCGAGGATACGTGCGAACTTCGGTGACATGTTGAGGTCAGTGTCAGACACGTTCAGGCCACCCTCGAATGACCTGACAGTCGTGGTCTGCAAGTTGCTCTGCGGCTGCTGACCGCGCGGGTTGAGGCCGTTCTGTGTGCGTTGCAGGTACATCTCTACACCAAGATCATTGCACGTGCCTGCGTCTGCACGACTGGGGGTGTGACGGTAGCAACCGGTGCCCACATCTCAAGCGCCAACTGCGTAGCGATCATCAGTGGGTTCACCGTTTGTGTGTTGCCCCACATCTCAACAGCAAGCTGCGTCGCCTGCATGTCAGGTGTGCCGCTGCCCCACTGCTCCAGCGCGGCTTGTGTCAGTACATCGTTGGTGACTACCGCTGTGCCTGTCGGGATATTGACGAAACCACTCGGCACCGTGCCGCTGTAACCGGTCGCACCGAAATTTGCGGTGATGGCTGCACCTGAACCACTACCGGCAAACGCATAGAGATCGTAACCCGGACCACAGAACCCACGCAGACTAAGCCCACCAACACCCGTTGCCGGATTGTTGCTGGCGTTACCGTTCCAGTTTCCGGCTGCTGTGCGTCTGAACCAGACCTGACTACTGTCTACATCAAGCGCGATGCAACACACATCGCCTGCGGTGAACGCACCCAGCAAGTTGCCCTGGCTGACGCCGTTCAGCGTCACAATACCGCCTTGCGACGCTACGACACCAAGCAGTGCGCTCGATGCCATTCCAGCGAATGTCGCCGTGCCGAGACACACGCCAGTAGCAGCGTTCGTCAGCGTGGTAAACGCACATTCCCAGTAGTATTTACCAGTTGTCAGCACACGATCCAGGCTACGCACGCCAGGGTTGGAACCCGTCATGGTCGCGACAAGATTGCCACCGCTCAGTGTGCAGTTAGCAAGATCGGAGGGGTTCCACGTTGTTGGCATCAGGCGGTCACCACCGGCCCGATGTTTACGTTGCTGACTGCAACCGGCGTCCATGTGCTGCCGGTCGCAGGGTCCGTCGCGTCAGTGCGCCACAGCCACTGCCATGATGTGCTCAGTGCGATGCTGGTGCTCTGCACTGTCGTGCTACCTGATTTCATCTGCACCGCACCGTTGCGTGTGCCTGCGTCCGATTTCTGCACGAAGCCGCGCGTGGTCACCGCCACGACGGATGCGGGCGTCGCAGCAAGTGCGGCGATGCCATAGAGGTCGCTCTGCCCTGCGGTAGCGGAGAACACATAGTCCGTCGCGCCGTTCTGCTGCGGCTCGTCCACGGCTGAGAAGTTTGTGGCACCGGTGTTGCGGCTGAACTGCGCCTGCACATCGCTCGCGGGCATGCGTGTATACGCGCGGATGTCGCCCACGAACGGCACGCTGGCGGCGTCGCTGCGCCAGAGCAGGTCGTCTATAACCTGCTGGTTGGCACCGATACTGATTTGGGTCGGACCAGAGCTAAACTGAAGCTTGTTGGCGTAGGTATTGGCACCGGGGCGCGTGTTCAACGTCGCGCCGCTGTCGTAATCGTCGGACGCGTTGCCGTTCTTCCGCGCACGGAACCGACCCACAGTGTTTGAGATGATCACCTCGAACTCAAATGCCGCCCATGTGTTCTGCGCTGTCACCGCGCCGGTATAGGTGGCCAGAACTGCCCCAGCAGGAGTGCCAGAGGTCAATAAGACAGCGCCATCACTACGGAACACGATGCTGCACTGCGCCGTTGTGCCGTCGAGCAGTTGCAGGTTGCATCCCAGATTTGTGCCGGTGAGTGCGACATTCTGACGGAACGCCATCACGAGATGATGCACAGCGTCGTTTGCCCCGCTCGATTTTGTAAGGGCAATGATGCTGTTGTTGGCGCCTGTGCTCCACGCCTGACCACCGGCAAACCGCCCAGCAACAAGGGTGGAGTTCGTCGTTGTGCCACTGTCCCAGTAGCCCACCACCGCGTCAGCGATTGCGGCGTAGAGATCGAACCCGTCACCAAACGTGTATGCCATCGTGTCTACACTCGCGTGGTGAGGATGGTGATGCCACAATCACTCAGCGTCGCATCCTGACTGCTCGGTGCAACCAACTGCAACACGTCGCCAACACTCAGTGTACCACCTGCACCAGCCAACGTGACCGACGTGTTACTGACGTTCGTGATGGTGACTGTCCCCAACGCAGTCGTAACGCCTGCACTGATCTTGTTCACTGCAAACACAGCATCAGCAGTCGTCTTCGTTGCGTCGTACACCACGCTACCAGCCAAGCTAGCAGGCACAGTCACACCCTGTGGCAGTGGCACGTTGACTTGCATGGCAGCAGTTGGCTTACCAACGAACGGGAACGCAATCGGCACCTGTCGTGTCTCACTACCAGAACTCGCTACCCACTTGTCACCATCCCACGTATACCGTGCACCGTTCGGTCCATTGACGACCTGACCGATGGTTGGTGTGTTGGGGAAGTCGAATGCCATGGGTTACCTCAGAGGTCCGCCGAGTAGTCGATTGTTGCACCACTTCCGCTTGCCTGCACAGGGACGCAGGTCCACGGAGCGTTAGTGCTTCCGCTGGGCGCAGCAACGTGCATCCATGCAGTATCCGCGCTCGATCCTGTCGATATGCCGCTCGCAGCCATCCCAGCCACAAAGAAGCTCCCGACCGCAGACGTTGTGATGGTTGGCGCGGCACGCTTGGTCACCTTGAATGGCAGCATAACGAAATAAGCGGTCGGTGGATTGAAGTTTGTCTGCGTCGTGCCGACACCAATAGCTTCATTGGCAGCCAGTGCCCGACGTTCGAAGAACCGCTGGCAGTGTTGCAGATCATCGGCATACTCTATCTTCTCCAACGGCGAGGCAACGCTGCCGATCTCTAGCTGGACGCCCCAGAGACCAAGTGTGTAGCTCTGCACACCGATACCGCCAGCATCGGCATTGTTCGTTGCACCGGAACTCATCCAAAGTTGGACGGCAGTAAAACTGGTGTTCGGTGTCGTGCCAAACGTCTTGCCTGCAATACTCGGTATGTTCCAGGTCGTTGTGTAGCGCACCCATCCGGCTGCGAGCGTGACAGCCTGCGCAGTCAGCTTAACTATCGCGGACGGTGAACCGCCTGTGCCAAAGTTCTGGTAGAGATCAATGCCAAGCTTTGATGTGGCGGGGCCGGAAATCACTCGTGCCCAGAAAGTCAGGGTAACCGTCTTACCAGACAGTCTACGCACATCCTCGATGTGATGCTCGCCAGGGATTACATAGTCACCTGCACCAGACGTTCCTGCGCCAACGCAGGTGAAGATGTTGCTTACTGCTTCATCACTGATGCTGCTGCGATCATAGTCCCCTGCTGCCGTTTGACTGACCGAAACCGTCCCGCCACCAACAGCGCAGGTCCAACGGTCCAGCGTATAACCGCTCGTGGTAAACGGCCCACCACCACGCTGCGCGACGTTGAACAGACCATTGTGGACAAGATTGCGACCAACGTTAGCCTGCACCATCGACAACGGTGCATACGTGTCGAACGGCAACGGCGTGTTCGTGGCAGGCACCCACTGTGGACTACCAGTCGGGTCCTGGTAATTCACATACAGTTGCAGGTCTGCACTGCTGAACCACATACCACCACTGACAGGCACAGGTGGCGTATCAGACACAACCAGTGACGCACTACCAACCGTCACCCGGTTGTCCACGTACTGCTTGGTCGCAGCCTGTAACGGCAACGCAGGATCGAACGCAAGTGTCAGCACACCTGTCAGCGTGCCACCAGTCAGTGGCAAGTACGCGCCAACAACGATGTTGTCGTCCACGTACTTCTTCGTCACCGCCATCATGTCGCTGGTCGGTGGCCCATACAGCAACAGGTCACCTTCCATCGTACCACCACCGATTGGCAAGTACGTACCCGGTGAGATACCAGCGATGCTCGTGTCCACATACTGCTTAGTAGCAGCATGGAAGATGTCAATCGGGTCCTGTGCCAACGTCAGCATGCCAGCCATCGTGTCGCCTTCACGACTGACACGCTCACTGAATGCTTGGTTCAGCTTGTCTGCACGCAGTGGGTCTTCGCCACGATAGAACGTCGTCGTCGTCATGCCAGTGGGTCCGAGTCCAGCACGAAGTAAGTGAAGTCGCCCATTGATCCGTCCACGTTTGCACTCGGGAACCGTGGATCGAGCAACAACGGCTGTTGTGCCATTGCAGCAGTCAACCGACGCCTACGCGCAGTGGCAAGCATCTGGAACTTGTTCACCTGCGCAGGCACCGTTCCGTCATCCACGCAGTACGCCCACGCTGCATCGTACTGAAGCAGCAGGTTGTCCACATACACCGTCGTGTCATCTGACAGTGGCAGTGGCGTGCTCTGCCTCGCATGCACAGTCACAGACAGCGTGGTGGGCGGTATGACCTTGAATGGCCTGTGGGGCACTGTGTAGTCAGGCGTCACGAACAACCGACTGCTGCTACCAGTGCTGACAATCCCATCCGGGTTCATCGACTGTGGGAACTCGACAAGCTGTCGATTGCTACCAGCAGGGAACACCGCACGGATGTCCTCGTACTCGTCGATGTAGCTGATCGGTCCCTTTAGGTCAGCAGTCAGCAGACCAGTCGCACCATCGACACCAACGGTCTGCCACAGCATATACCGTGGCCACCACAACTCATCGACTTCTAGCTGGTACGCATCCTGCACGTACTGACGTATGCGCCCCGACGCGTAAATCTGCGTCGCCACACCGGGCACTTGTGATAACTCAGTGATGACTGCGTTTACGATGTCCCTGACAAGGGTGCCTGCCATACAGCCCTCCTGCTAGACAGGCGGCGCGCTTGGGACGACGCACCGCCTGCCAGTTCATCACTACGCACGTTGTAGGGACTACGCTGCGAAGTGACGAATGCCGTGCAGACCACCGTTGTTGGCCGTGTTCACATCGTTGGCGAAGCTGAACGCTGCACTGATGATGTTCGTGCCATTCAGTGCCGTGGTCGGCGTATACACACCACGTGGATCAGCAGTGCTTGCAGTCTGCGGATCAGTCAGTGCAGGAGCAATCAGTGTACCAGCAGCAGCCGCAACACCGTTCGCCACTTCCCACTCAGCCCTCAGTGCCTTGTATGGCAAACCAAGACTAGCACCAGTGCCGATGTTGATCGTGGTCGCTGCCGTTGTCGTGTTGATCACCAGTGTCTGGAACGCCTTGAACGCTTTCTTACCAGCCACAGGTGTTGCACCATTCAGTGTGAAGTCCTCATTGATCGGTTGACCGAGGTAGTCCCACCCCTTCACCGTCAACGTGGATGTCGCTGCACCACTGGCCACAACCGAGATCGTGCGTCCATACGTCTCGACAATCGGTGTAGCACCAGTCAGGTCCACACTCAGTGCAACTGCAATGCTCTGCGCATTCACAATCGCAGTGGCATTAGCCGCAGCAGGTGCACCGAAGCTCACACGCGTGACACCGTTCCAGTTCACATCCGAGCTATACATCATCGCTGGGACGTAATTGTTGATCCGACGCGGGAAGAACGTCGGGTTGGTCATTACATTGGGCATTACTCAATGTCTCCTTCTAGTGTGGCAAGCCCACCTGTGGCCCTCGGTCGGTTGTGTTGCTTACGCTCCACAATCTCCTTCGGTGACAGACTGTACGTCTCAGGCACAATCTCACCGCTGTTCATGTCCACCATGTGTGGCCTGCTCAACACACCAATCCTCTGCAACTGCTCAGTGTCATCCGCAGCCACAAACATGCTGTGCCCTTGTGGGAAGTAGATCATGTAGCCGTCAGTGAACTCTTCCTGCTTAGGCACCAACCTGCGTGCAATGATCTGCTTGTTCTTGAGCGGACCAACGTCACGCACTTCTTCCTCGATGTGCACCACAGTGCGGATGAACCGACCAGTCACCTTCTCGGCTTGGAACGCAGGCTTGAAGTCAATCGTGCCGCTCACGGTGTGTCACCATCAGCATCAATGCCATCGTCATGCTCAGACGTGTCAACACGTGTTGACTGGTTTCGCTCCTCATCCGTAGGCTGCACGTCAGTTTCTTCCTCCTCCTGCGTACGACCAACATTGGTCACACGCGGCTCAGTCGGTGCAGTCTGTGGATACACCTTCTCATCAGTGAGTGGCTCGGCACCCGGCTCGTTCGTCTTCTCTACTTGTTGGCGCTCTTCTTCCTCACGTCGGACACGCTCTTCCTCTTCACGACGTTGGCGGTCTTCTTCACTCTCGTTCGAGTAACTCATGACACCCTCATCAGCTTGTGCAGCGGGGATCTAAATTCTGTGGACGCCAGTACACCGGTGTGGTGACGGGCGTCGTCTGAATTGGCGGTGGCTTTGCAGGTGCGGCTGGCATCAGTTCGTCAACACTGCATGAGTTCTAAACGCACGCCACATGCACCACTGGCCCTGCCACACCACACGACTACCCACCGCATCGACGTTCCACGGGGCCACCAACTCCTTGACCTTCATGTTCACGCCACGCAGCATGTGCAGTCGCAGGAACTCATCATTGATGAAGTACGCATACGACACCGGGCAGTCTTCGTCATACATCAGTGGGATGTTGTTATGCAGGCAGCCCTCGAACCCCAAATCAAACATGCGCTTACCAGCACGTCCCTCACTCAGCGGCAACGTGAGCTTGTCACGCACAGCCTGCCGATACATGCGGTAGATGTTGCGTCCAACCAGGATCACTGTGGGCTTGTCACCCTTCAGTGTCAGGTCCATCAGCACATCATCGAACACCTCCTCGATGTTCGTGCTGTCCATACCACCAGCAAAGATGTATGCACTCGTGCGCCACTGCGGCTGCGTTGCACGGTTGATGCCACCAAGCGTGCCAGTCGTCGGGTTGGTCGGTATCACGCTACCAAGACCCAGTGGGTCCATACCACCACCAACCGCGTACAAGTACTGACTGAACTTGTCCTTGATGGACTCCTCAAGCACATTCATCTTCTCACGCATGAGCTTGAATATCTGCGCTGCGCCCTTGTTCTCATCCTGCTCCTGATCAGAGATGATCACTGATCCAGCAACTCGACTGTAACCGTATTCAACGGTGTCGAACTCATCCGTCTGGTTAACCGGCAGCGGCGTATAATAGCTGTAGCTGGTAACGTTCGGATTGCGTCCAACAGTGAGTGGATTGGTGATGTTGTATCCACCGTCTTCGTATTCCACTCGATCGTTAGCGAATACCCATGCCATGAGTGCATTGGATTTGATACTCGCCATAACCAACTTGCGTCGGCTCTTCGTCATTGTGCTGTGCAGTACGTCTGCTACAGCGGGGATAATTGTTCCAACAGGCATTGCCTACTCCTAGTTCAACTGGACACCATGATCTTGCATCGCCTGACGAATGATGTCGCCCCACGATGCGTTTTCACTCATCGGTGCGTTGTTGCCGACAGGTGCGGCACCATTACCCGATGCACTTCTGCGTCCTGGTATCTGACGCGGCTGTGGTTCCGGCTGCTGGGAGTTAGGCTGCTGTGGCTGACCCAACTGCTGTTTTAGCGGTCGGGACCAGTCAAGTCCGTTAGCATGTGCCCAACGTATCATCTTCGTATAGGCTGCATGCAAACTCAAGTCAGGCTGAGCCTGCAACATCTCGGTCAGCACGTCAAGGTTTGCGTTGCCTTCGGGGTTCTCAGCCAGGAAACCCTGTAACTCCCGTTCGGCCTGTTGACGCAACTGCACCTGCTGCTGATTACGCTGCTGCTCCTGTGTCAGCGGTTGCAGCTTGTTGTCGATCATGCGGCTGATCGCATTCAGGTCCATGCCAGGGTTGACACCCTCTTGCAGGAACGGGATGGGATAGCCTTTGCTCTTCACCTCTTCGACCAACATACCAAGTGTACGCACGGGATCACGCAGGAAGTCGCTCATCACCCGTATCGCAACCATGTGGTCCTCAGGACTGATGTTCAGCCGTGTGGCTTCCTGCATCACCTGATTGCCACTCTGCACTTGCCGCTGCACAGCACCTAACTGCTGCTTCAACTGGTTGTTCTCGCGTGCGTGCCGCTGACCTTCCTCAAACACACGCCGCTCGATACCACCCTTGGCAACCGTGCGTCCCGTTACCGGATCAACTAGATCACGGGTACTACCATCACCTGGGACTTCGACCAACCCGTCGTGCCGTCGCTGCACTTGTTGTGCAGATCGGTCATCTCCGCTGCCTGTGCCACCAGTTTGAGTAGGCGGCGCTGATGATCGTCCATCGCCACCACCTTCACTGCCCGACGCAGGCGTTGACGACGTGCCTTGTGTATCGCTGCCACCTTCAACTTGGCCATCATCGCCTCCATCCGCGAAGTCAGGGATGTTCTTCAGTATGCTGTCTTCAGTTGTGCCACTCATGCTGCTTGTTGCGGCTTACCACCGCCCCCCTGCGTTGCTGCCAACATCTGTTGGAAGATTTGTGCCGGTGGCACGCCCTGAGCTAGTGCCTGCCCAATCGCTTGCAACACAGGCGGTGGTAGCTGTTGCAGTGCTTGGACGACCATAGCGGCTACCTGCATGCCACCGGCACCTGACTGCGTTTGCTGCGCAGCCTCTGCACCACCGGGTTGTCCTTGCGGTGCATTACCAGTGCCGCCCATACCGGGTGCACCACCCTGACCAGCAACAAGCGTCTGTTGCACCTCAGCGGCGATTGCGTCCCAATCCTCCTTGCTGACAGTGAAGTCATCGAACGCTTTGCTCATCATACTGAGCGTGACCTTCAACGCAGCAGCCGGTGCAGCACGCACATACTGCGCCAACACCTGACCGATCTGTATCGCCTCCTGCTTCTTCTGCTGCGTGGTCAACTTCTGCGTACTGCCACCAACCACAGTGATGCTCATGGCAGCAAGATCACGCAGGTTGTCCAACGGTCGCCAGAACGGCGTCACATCCAAGCCCGTCAAGTCGTTGACCGTCTGCGCATCCATGAACCGCAAGCACAACTGCGCCAACTTCCAACCAACATCACCGAGTGCGTCCTCAATCGCGTCCAGACGCATGTCCATACGCATGTTGCCCATCGTGCTGTAGTAATCAATCGCACGGTTGGTCGTGTTCGTCTTGAACTCACCACCACGTTCCGCCTCGCTCGTAGCAGCGATGCGGTCGATGCTCATGTACAAGTCCTTCTTGTCGAACAACTGAGTGAACGCCATGCTCGGTGGCGGTATGCTGAAGATCGCATCCTCATGCTTCATGCCCTCAGGCAACGTAAGCGGTGTAGCGACAGCCTCCGGTCCCTTCAGTATCCGATCAGCATGCTCCTGCGTCATACCGGTGTTCGGGTTGTAGAAGATATTCCTGCGTGCCCACAACAACGCCCTGCGACGCTCATCATTGATCTCGTTGATCTGGTCCTGCTGGTCGAGGTAGTAACTCACCTCACCCTTGGCATACATTGCCACTGGGTTGTCATGGAACCACATGGGTGTCAGTGGGAAGAAGCCCTGCAACTGGTATGGATCGTCCCACACCCAGATCGGCCACTTCCAGTCATTGTCTGCGTACAGCTCCAACCGGCGCGTCACCTTGTCCCACACGTACCAGACCTTCGTGCGCTGCGCCTTCTCATACGTGTCCTTGTCATCGAAGCCATACGCGCTGTAGCTGGCATCAGTCTTGTCGAACAGCGTGAAGTCATCCTCACCGTTGTCACCAGACGTGCCACCATTCATGATGTGCGTCGGCTCGAAGATCGAACGGAACTCCTCCTTCTCCTCATCCTCAGTCGCAAACACTGCGTTGATGTACTGCGTAGGCAGAAAATCTTCGATCATGATCCAGTTGGCGTCCGTGAGGTAAGGATCAGAACTATCCCAATCAACCAATACCTTATTAGGCAAACGGACGCGCACAAACGGTCCGCTCGGTTGGAGAAACTCGACCTTCTCTTCCAACGCAACCAACTTCTGCTCAATCTCTCTGATCTCCTCAGCATCCTTCGCCTCTGCAAGCTCCTGCGACAGCGTGACCAGATCGTTCACTGCCTGCTCGCTGCTCTTGTCCTTCTTCGTGTAACCAACCTCGAACCACGCCCTGTTCATCAACAATGCAACCAACACGTTGCGCTTGGCCTTGGGCTTGATGTTCACACCGGGCGGGTGCTTCATACTGAACAGTGTATCAACCAGTCGCTGCACTGCTCTTGTGAGATCGTCACCCACTTGGTCAATCGGTGCCTCAGCACGAGGCTCCAAGCTAACCGATACGATCGGGTTCTTAGCGTACAGTTCGGGGACCTGAGCGTTAACATTGCTGAATATGACGTTCTCAGTGGACGACGCCATCTCGTTGAGGCGTCGTGCAACTCGACGGTTGCCAGCCACGTCTGGGTTCTGTTGTCCGTCACGGTGACTGGCCTGATCGTGGTTGTAATAGCGAGTTGCCTCGTCCCACGCATCGACCAAATCCTGCATCTGCTTCTTAGCCGTATCTCGTCTTGATCGCCATATTCCACCGCGCTTACTAGACACAGGAATGCGGCTGTCCGGCATAGCCTTGTAGACAGCGGCGGCCTCCGGTTGCTCCGGCAAACCCACACCGGCCTGTGCCAACGACTGCTCAAGCGGATCACCACTGTCCGCGAACTCAGGTACGGGATCATCAGGATACGTGCCGCTCATTGATCAGAACCTCCCACTGAACAGCAGCACCAACAGGATGATCACCACGATGACACCAATGCCACCGAACCCATACGGTCCATAGTGACCACTGTGGTATCCGTAGTAGCCACCACCGAAGCCAAACACCACAAGCAGGATGATAACCAGTAGCAGGATCAGGCTCATTTGTGCCTCGCCATCTTGCCTTGCCGTTGCATGCGTTCGATCTCATGCCACGCCAACCACGCAGGCGGTGCATTCGGCTTACCGACGTAGCGTGCCAACCGTGGCCGCTGACTCATCGCATACTTCCACATGTCCATCGCGTGGTCGTTGCGATCCACAGGCTTGTCAGTCGTGTCGTCACTGCCGTCACGCTTGAAGTAGTACTCAACGATCTCGTCCACGAACCACTGACACCGGTCACTGACATAGAAGTGCGGCGCATACCGCAGACCAGTGATCGGGTGCTCATGCTGCATCATCGGTGCGAGGTACTGCCAGTTCTTGGCAATGCCACTACTGATATCGTTGTTGCCCCGCTGCGTGCTGATGCCTTCTTCCTGAAACAGCGTGGCTACGGTCTCGCCCACCGAATGTCCACTACCTGTCTTGCGTCGGAATATGTCGGGGTCAGCGTAGATCGGTCGTAGCTCGTCACCCTCTCCGCAATGCTCAGCACGTATTGTATGTATACGCCGCGCCGCATCTGCGACGGTAAGCTCTGCAACACGGAACCCATCGAGCAGAAACACATTGGAGTCGTCGTCAACGTAAAAGAGTCCATAACAACTGTGCCTTGACAGTCCGTGGTCGTATCCTTCCACGAACACAGGCTGAAAGCCGGACAACCGCAGTTGCCGCAGGTGTGTCCGTGCATCTTCATGCGCCACGACATGGACCGCTTCATCGAATTGGGGATAAATAAGTCCAGACAACGCACCCCATCGTCCGTAGACGAACCGTTCCCGCATAGAGCCAGTGTAAGTTGCAAGCATTCCTCGGATGTAATCGACTCCAACGTTGTCAACATTCTCGTACGTGCTCCCCTCGAACAACTCGATCAGCGGCTTGGGCTTGCCGTCCACCAACACAGGCTTGCCCTCATCATCCACTTCACACAGCAGCTTCTCACTGATCACACCGCGCTGATGGAAGTCATGCAGTGGCTTGACGATCTCTCGGTAACACCAGTTGCGTGTCGGGTTGAGCGTCGCCATGAACCATCGTGGTCCAACACGCGGCATCTTCGGGTCATCACCGACATACTCAGTGTTGCCACGCAGTCGTCCCATCAGGTCCATGAAGTCCTTATGACTAAACTCGGGGTCCTCCAACTGATCAACCACGATCCAGTCGTACGTTGCAGACAACAGGTTGCTCTTGCTCTCCTCCGTCTCCTTGCCACGCTGTGCCACATACCGGAAGTTCACTGTGCTGCCGTTCTTCAGTACCAGCGTGTTCTCATCACGACTCGGCATGCGCTTGATCCACGGTGCAGGACACCACTGCAAGAACTCACGCCTGATCGTGTCATTCAACTTAGGATACGTGCTACGTGCAATCAGTCCATTGCAGCCAGGATAGTCCTTAGCCAACCGTAGAGCCTTGATACAAGCCGCCGCAGTCTTGCCGTTACCGAACCCACCACCGATGAACTGCACTTTTGCAACCGACTGATGAAATCGGTCATGCATGCCACCTTCGACGATCTTGTACCGCTTACTCATCAGTTGTCTTTGCCAAGCAGCATGGTCGATGCAGCCGTGGCAGTGACAGCAGTGGCACCGGGTGGGATGGCAACCACACTGTCAGTGCTGACAGGGATGACCAACACCACACCGTTGTCCCACGTATACGTCGTACCACCAGGCACACGTGCATGCGAGTACATCGTCCTGTTGCCGTGCACACCACTCACATCAACAGCAGCAGGCAACGCCACCTTCACACCCGCACCAAGCGTCAACGCCTGTCCAGCAACGAACGCCATCACACCTCTCCCATGTCAATGGTCGGCACCTCAGCCATGTCACGCTTTACAATCTCGATAACCAGACCACCATCCATTCGATGGCGATGCTCCACCACATCAGCAGCCCGATGACCACTGCGGTCCAGAATGTCACGAGCGGCAGCGATCCTATCGCCGCGCGTCCCCTCGTTGAGCGCAGCAACCATAACCTGCGCCGCATCATGCGCCTTGCGTTGTAACAGGTCTCGTACAACACCCGTCTCAGCATCGAGTACACTCCGCACAACGGCGTCGTGCATCTGTGTGAACGGGTCAGACACCTTGATGCGACCGATCTGGTCAACACTTAGGCCAGTAGCGATTGCAATCTCATCATCAGCCAACCCGAACAGCGTGTAACTCAGCACGACACCCACTGCATTCATCGTGCGTGGGACTTCGGGTAACTCACTCAGCTTCCTACGTGTCTGCGTGACGATCCGCTGTGCCTCTCGTTGCGTCGGCACTTCGATGAACTCATCCTCACGTCCATCACGCAACACACGTCCACCAGGATACACAAGTCTCCCATCCGCTAACCGAAGCGGCTCACCAGGTTCAGCCAACGACATGTCACGGTGCCCTCAACCGCATACGACCACTTCGTCCAGCACGAGAAGCACGCATATTCTCCATAGCTGCACGCTGCGAATCAGTTGGTGGTGTCAACTGACCACGCTGACCACGATTGAACGGCAGCGGCGCGTTCTCCACAGGTGTGCTCGGTCCAGGACGGTAGTTGCCAACTGCATCACTGGTGACACGCGGCATGTCGCCTGTGTAAGTCGGTTCAGCAGGCACAGCCTTCGACAGTGCACTCTCAAGCGGTGCTTGACGCGGTGGTTCCAACTGCGTGTAGTCAACAATGCCACCCTGCTCAGGTGGAACAAGCGGTGGTTGACCAGCACCGGGCGTAGCTGGAGGCGCATTGGCAGTCGGCGGCGGTGTGAACAGCCCAGCAGGGTTTTGCGTAGGCACACTTGCACCGGGCATGCCACTACCGCGCATACCAAACAACGCAGCAGGCAACAGACCACCAAGTCCGATAGCAGACGCAATCTCACCTACACTCGGTCCACCACTCACACTGACATCAGGCGTGCGTGGATCACCACTCGGTGGCGGCGCACTGGTTGTCGGCTGACCACCACCAGTCGGTGGCACAGGTGGCACAGGCAACTGTTGACCACCACCACCACTTGGAGCGCCAACACGTGTTGACTGAGTTGCAGGTGCGCTGTCCTCAGGCATTGCATTACGCAGACCAGGAATGGTGCCCGGCTCACGCGCGTTCTGCTCAATCGCACGACGGATGTTCTCTGCACTCGGTGGGATGCCCTGCGAGTTGAAGTAGCGCATGAGCAGCGTCATCGGTGAGTACTGTGCACTGCCTTCAATCGCACCATTGGTAACTACGTCATCAGTAGCCTGGACCGGCATTGGCTTGCCTCCGTGCAAGGATTGCGTGTGCGATACCAGCAGCCGCATTCACATGGTGTGCATCAGGTGGACCACCTCCACCACCCATCGGTGGCTGCATCGGTTGCGGTGGCGGACCTTGATCCTGCGGTGTCGGTGCAGGCCGTTGCGGTGCAGGTTGCTTAGGCTTACCACCACCTGCCTGAAACGGACGTGGCTTACCAGTGCCAGGAGCCTTCCTCGGCACAGCACTACCCTGCATCGAGGACTTGATCTCACTGTCAAACTTGCCTGCCATCAGTAAGTCACCTTCCCACCACCACCGTTACCACTGAGATCGGCAGGATACGTGGACGGATACACAACACGGTCCAACAGACCAAGTATTGCAGTGCGATCAGCGGCAGTCGTTACTCGGTTGACGAGGTTGATGGTTTCAATCGGCACCACACCACCGGGGGCACCCTGCACATGTTGTACCTGTGCCTTCGTTGCAGTAGCCGTCCCACCAGCAGCCGCACCAGTGAGTGCGCGCCACAACGCACGCAGCACTTTGGCACTACCACCAGCCTGTAACAGCTTGGCCATCGCATCATCGGACTGATTGATGCCGTTCTTGTACACATACCCAACAGTCGCAGGCTGATTGGCGTCACCACTGCCGAGCGTGTTCGAGTAACCAGTGAACGGGATTTGGGTCGAGCCGCTGAGGCTGTAATTGGCCATCGTGATCCTCCATCCTGACTAGGAGAGCATGCACGCTATACCCCACCACAGCAATCAGCAACCATAATCAGCAGACGTGGCGCATCTCCTGTTAGAAAACTGAACCGCCCCCCTATATGTATATATACGTAAGCAGTGCTACGATGCGTTGCGGGGTTGTTTTGTGTTGTGTCCAAGGTGCGCCACGCCCTCGCTGGCACACGTGAACACCCCCGTTTTGGATTTGGCATGGGGGAGTGGGGGGCGTATATACACACGCATGCATGTATACACACCACGTATGCACATACACATGCACATACACGCGTGTAGCCACACACTCGTATATACGTGCGTAGGTACACACACATGTATACACACACGTGAGTACACACAGCCGTATACACATGTGTATGCATATACAGCGTGTAGATACAGGCAACGAGGCGCGCGTGGATGTATGCACAAGCGCCAGGACACACGAGCGTATACACACACGCAACGACTGCGGTTGTAGTAAGCTAGTATATACACACTCGGGGTCGGTTCAATTTTCTAGTGTGAGATTGTGCACACCCGACCACGCTCATGTGCACTCGGTTGCATACGCCACAACCACACACTCATTACGCTGCTGTGTATCTACATGACATGCACACCGTGCCGCTGTGAGCGTGCTGTGGCATGGCATGCGCTGGCTGGTACCGTGGCATGGCACGCGCGACACCGTGCTGTAGCGTGCTGTGGCTGGCGTTGTGCGTGCGTTGTCAGTTAGCGTTAGTTAACTGCACTGCACATTGCGGTGCATGCCACTGCGTGTGACACGCCATGTGCGTTGGTATATCTAACCTGCCCCCGTTATGCGCACTGCGTTAGCTTGCCTTGCGTTGGCATGCGTCAACACGTGTTGACATGGTGCATGGTGGTTGAGCATGCGTTGGACATGGACACACCACGCGCATGTGACGCGTGGTAACTGCACAACGCGGCATGACCGTT